TTATTCCCAAATCCACCAGAAATTTATGCTATCAATAATAGTAATGGTGTTGGTGTTGTTACTGCAATATCTAATGGTGAAGTACAAACTCTTACCATTAAAGCACCTATAGGAGGTTGGAGGCCTGCAAATCATGTGCTTGGAACTAACTTCCCATTTAAGCCAGGAGATGAAATATTTGTAGAAAATGTAAATATTAAGGGACATCCAGTAATTGATTCTGCTGGAGCTCAATCATTCCCAGAACCATTACCTAGCACCGATCCACGTACATATCCAGAGAATGAAATACAAGGATATAACTCAAATATGTATGGATACAGAACGTTTACTGTGTTACCTTTTGATGTTGGTGGAGCTATAGATAACGTCAATACAAGTAGAATTCAATATACACTTACTGGAATTGGAACAACTGGTGGTTTCTTTGATCCCGTAAACAGCGCTGGTAGAGTTATAAAGAAAGATGATTTACCAACCTTTAGTGTAAGATTTGATCATAGAGATTTTATAAATGGAGAACCAATAACATTTGGAAATGGAGGAGCTGAAGGACAAATTGTTAAAAATGAAGGATGGGATAGAGCTACTAATTCATTTAGAATAGAAAAATTATCTAGAACTCCATACGTGGGTGATCTTATTATAGGAAAAATATCTAGAGCTCAAGGAAAGGTTGTACAATCCAGTTTCCATGAAAAATATTTCAAGTTAGATTTTAATGCAGAAAGGGAAAAAGGTTGGCAAAAAGATACAGGGAAACCAAGTAACGATTTCCAAAAATTACAAGATAGTGACTATTATCAAAACTTCTCATATTCAATTCAAAGTGAAGTTCAAGAGAAAGAATTTACTGATGCTGTAGACAGTATTGTTCATCCAAGTGGATTCAAAAATTTCTCCGATTTGGTTATTAAATCTAATGCTACATCTGGTTTTGCTAGAAGCACAACATTAACTGCAAGATCACCTCAAAGTGACACTAGTTTAAAAGTAGATATTGATAATGTTGCATCATTCTATGTTCAAAATGATTTTGATTTTGCTACAGAAACAACTATACGCACTGGATTATCTAAATTTATTACTTTCCAAAATAGAAAAATTAGAGATTTGTTAAGTATATCAACTGCAAAAGTTGAATTAATAGATGATATTAGTGGCCAGTTCAATGCAAAAACAGAAACATTTAGTGGTGTTCATATTTTCAAATCTGCTACTGGAGACGGAATAACTATTATTTCTGGTGGATCTGGTACATTGACTGCCACAACAGGAACTTCTTATCAAGCATACTCTGGTATTTTAACAATTGTTACAACAACTAATCATGGTCTCTCTAGTGGAGCTAAAGTTCGTCTTGCAAATAATTCACTAGTATTCACTTGTGATAAAGATAATCATTCTACATTACATCCATATCCTCGTTCTTCTGACCCTGCAGCTGGAGCTGACCTAACCGTAACAGTTGTTAATTCTACTACATTCACAGTTATTACTAATACACCAATTGTTGGTGGACAAATTGTTGGTTTAAGTTCATTTAGACTCACATCACAGAGTGGTGCAGTTCCTTTATATTATAAGAAATTTGATCCAAATGATTCTAGTATTGTTTCCGTAGGATCATCTGTTATTACTATATTTAATCACGGATTCCAAACTGGTGAAAGGATTAGATACTTGCCACATAATCATGGTGCAGAAGGATACGGAAATAATCGTATAGGTATTGTAACTACAAATCATGTTATAGGTGGTTCATACGTAGATTTCATGCCTGAAGAACTGTTTGTAGTTTCTAGATTAGATAATAATAGATTTAAAGTTGCTGGATTATCTACAACCACTGTTGATAATGCTATAACTTTAAGAGAGTTCCCATATTCACTTGGAACAGACCATGCATTTGAATCATTGAACACTGAAAGTAGAACTTTAATTCAGATTGATGGAATGATTCAATCACCATTAACTAATAGAAGTGTTAATTTAGATTTGCTTAATCCAGTGGGTGTTGGATCAACAACTCTTAAATTACAAGCTGGAGTATTTGGAGGAAACGCTGTTGGTCTTACCACTGTAAAATTAAATGACATAATCCAGATTGATGATGAATTTATGAGAGTTAAAACAGTTGGTTTTGGATCAACGAATGTGGTTTCAGTGGATCGTGGATTCCTTGGTAGTACAGTAGCTGCTCACGCAGCCAATGCTACACCCAAATTGAAGGGTGGTAATTATAGAATTGATAAAGGTGTAGTTCATTTTGCAACACCACCGTTTGGCCCTACAGGAACTACTGGTGTGACTACAAGTTCAACTTTTTCTGGTAGAGTATTTAATAGAAGAGACGTAACTAGAAACTTTATTTTTGATGATATTTCCCATTTGTTTACAGGGGAAACTGGAGCTGGAAGAACATTTACATTACTACAAAATGGAAATGATGTTACAGGTATTGTAACTACAACTCAAGGAACTGGTGGTAGTGATGAAGTTATTAACTATGGTGTAATTCTAATTAATGGTATTTTCCAAAGACCTCTAGTTGATTATGATATGACACCAAGATCTGTTTCACCAAATATTGGTATAGGTGCAAAAATAAGTTTTAGTGGAAGTAGTTTATTTGATATACCTAGAGGTGGTAAAGTTGATGAAGTAGATCCTGTTACTTTGGGACAAAATTATCAACCAAGAATAAGAGCAGGAGCTTCTGCAGTTGTAGATGCAGATGGATTTATTCAAAGTGTGAATATGTTATCTGCTGGTTCAGGTTACTTCTCAGGATCAGTTAATATAGAAGTTCAGAATCCATTAGGTTCACCGTTAGATAGAGTAGTAGGTGTTACTACAACTGCAGATATCAATACAAGTAATAACCGCATAAACATTGATCAACATGGATTTAATAGAGGTGATACCGTCACTTATACAGCGGATGGAGCACCAATTGGTGGATTAACTAACGGTGTTAAATATTTTGTTATTAGAATGTCGGCAAATGCATTTAAACTTGCAACAAACCTATCCAATGCAAATGCTGGAACTGCAATCAATTTGACATCACAGGGATCTGGAAAAGATAAGTTTACAAGAAAATCAGTAGCTGATTTAGTTGCAACTGTTGGAACTGGTAGTAGTGCAGGGATGATTACTGGAATAACTGTAACTAATGGTGGTGCTGGATATTCATCACAATTCCCTCCAGTTATAAAAGTTGGAATTGCAACTGGATACACAAATCTATCAACTACAGGAGGATCAGGAAACGGATTAAGACTAGACGCAAGAGTTGGTTCAAGTGGATCAATAATAGATTTCAATATTACTGATAGAGGATTCTCATACAAAAATGGTGAAGTATTAACAGTTCAGGGTATACCTTTTAGAGCTGGAGTTTCTACATCACCATTCACATTAACAGTAAAATCAACGATTGATGATAAGTTTGCAGGGTTCAGTTTTGGTCAGTTAGTTCCTCTAGATGATTTTTCATCAGAGTTTAATGGTGTTAAAAAATCTTTCTTGTTAACTAAAACTACTCTTACTAAGGATGTTGTAACAATTGCATCTTTAGATACTTCTATTGATCCCACTAATAACTTGTTAATATTCATAAATGATGTTTTACAACAACCCAGACAGAACTACACTCTAGAAGGTGGTACTGTGGTTAAATTTGTAGAAGCTCCAAGAGAAGGAAGTAAATTACAATTATTATTCTTTAGAGGTGGTAATCAGGATATTGAATCAATAAATCCAGTAGAGACAGTCAAAGTTGGAGATAAACTTTCATTACTTAGAGACTTAGATGTTCCTACACAAACTGATCGTGTTGTTTCTGAAATATCAGATATTAGTAAGGTAGAAACACCTCCTTATGGTGGTGGTGGAATTAGCACTAATCCAGATTTATTAAGAGTTGTTTCTTGGAAAAAACAAGACAAAGATCTTATTGTGGATGGACTTCCTATTGCAAAGGATAGAGCTCTTCAAGTGGGTAATTTTTATCCAAGTGCAAGATTGATAAGAAACGTAGGATTATCTTCAGCTGTCACTTACGTTGATAATGCATATCCATTCTTCAGTGCTTATGATAATAGAACAGATCCTGATACAATCCCAGGCCAAATAGAAATTATTAATACTCAAGAAATAAATGTTGCAAGAGCAGAAGCTGTTGTTTCATCTGGTGGAAAAATCAGTTCTATTAATATTATAGATGGTGGATCTGGATATGAGAATGTTCCAAGTGTGTCAATTGCTAATTTCAATAAAGTTCAATCTGGAATAAGTACTCTATTATTTGAAAATAAGCCTCTTATACAAGAAGTGGGTAATAGTTGGAATGCTGTAACTGCTCCAGTGGATAGAGCTTACAGAGCAATTGATTATATACCTGAAGGTGTGTTTGTTGCGGTTGGAAGTACAGTGGGTATCCACACATCAACTGATGGAAATAATTGGAGTGTTTCTAGTGTCACAGGGCCAACAAGTAAAACATTTGTGGGTGTTGTTGGTTTATCATCAGAAGTTGTTGTCGTTGGTACTGCAGGGACTATAGTTCGTAGTACAAATGCAGCTTCAAGTTTTACAGGAACTCAGATTTATGATAGAATACAAACAGGTTTCATTCCTTCGTACTCTCCTAAGAATGTAACTCAATCACTTAATGCAGTTGCTGTAGGATCATACATATTCCCAGGCATCAGCACTACGATTCCACAAGAGAGAGTTGTAGCAGTCGGTGCTGGTGGTACAATTGTTTATAGTGAACCAGGCCCTTCAGGACTTACAACATCATTTATTAGTAAAGTCATTGCAGATAGAACTTTTCGTGGTATTGAATATCATGACGGAACATTTATTGCAGTTGGTGATCAGGGATTAATTTATAGATCAACAGATGGAGAAACTTGGTCTGGTGTAACTACAACATCAGTTACAACAAACTTAAATACAATTCATTATGGTAAAGATCAGTGGATAGCCGCTGGTGCTGCATCATCAATTATTTCATCGACAGATGATGGATTGAATTGGTCTGTGGTTAGTGATAGTAGTGATTTTGGAGTTAGTTTTGGTATAAATGATCTTCAATATGAAAATAATGTTTGGATAGGTGTTGGTCAGAATGGTAGATCTATAAATTCAATAAATGGTAGAGATTGGTTTGTAACTAATATCCCTAATACGGCTGGTCAAATAAAAGGAATTGCCTATGGTGACAATAAAATGGTTGCTGTTGGAATTAACTCTACAATCAGATGGAGTGGGTATGAGACTGTAGGTGCTACAGCGACAGCGACTGTTGGTGCTGGAGGAACTATCAGTGCAATAACGGTAACTGATGGTGGGTTTGGATATGAGTTTGGAACAAACCCAACAGTCTTGATAAGTCAAGAGGTAGTAAGTCGTGAAACAATTAACACAGTAAATATAGTTGGTGACTACGGAGTTGTTGTTGGAGTAGCAGTTAGTTCTAGTGGTTTTAATAGTCAACCAACATTAAATCTTGCATTAGATTCAGATTCTTTCTTAAATCAAGCAGCTTTCAATAATCCATCTCCAATATCCAAAACAGGATTGGCTGCAGGAGATTATTTTATTCTTAGAAATAGTGTATTTGGTAATGGTATCACTTCGGTTGATAAAGACGGTAATAACGTTGGTGTAGGAACTAGTTTTGCTGATAACATATATAAGGTTGAAGGAGTTATAACTTCTGGATCATCTGGTATTGTTACGGTATTCTGTAATATCAGTTCAACAGTTGGAGTAACACCAATTACTGGGCCAAAACTTGGTGATTATAGTTGGGGTAGATTAACCAATTTATCAAGATCATCAAATCCAAAAGTATTTAATGTCAATACTAGTAATGGTTATACTGGAATAACTACTGCTCCTGAAGTGAGACGTATTAACCCATTAGCTGTTAGTTATAGTAACTTTGATAAAACATCATAAATAAACAAAAATAGTGTAATAAAATGCCTGCGATTATTTCAGATCAATTTAGAATATTAAACGCTGCCAATTTTGTTGCTGGTGTGGCTGACACATCACAATATTATTATAGTTTCATAGGTTTACCTAATTCTCAAGATACCGCAGCTGGTTATGGTCAAGAAGACTGGAATGAGAATACTCCAGCTCCTATGGATGGATTCAAAGAATATAATGATGTATGGGACACAATGTTAGGTCTCAAAAAGATAAATGTTGATGATATCCAAAGAATGGTTAAAAAAACTACTTGGACAGCTGGTACGGTATATGAAATGTATAAGAATGGATATACTAGAGAAAATCAAAGTCCAAAAACATCCTCTACAAACTTATATGACTCACAATATTATGTTGTAAATAGTGATCTTAAGGTTTATCTTTGTATTAATAATGGCCAAAGTCCAGATAACCCACAAGGTAGACAGTCTCTAGATGAACCAACATTCGTTGATTTAGAACCAAGAGCTGCTGGTACATCTGGTGATGGATATATTTGGAAATATCTTTATACAATTAAACCAAATCAAATTATAAAGTTTGATTCTATTGATTTTATGCCTGTTCCTAATTCTTGGGGAACTGGTGAAAGCATTGATATTAAGAATAATGCTGTTGATGGTAAAATAGAAACAGCTATCATAGTAAATGCAGGGGATGGATATCAACCCATTGGTACTACATTTAATAATATACCTATTCTAGGAGATGGTACAGGTGGAAAAGTTTCTGTTACTGTAAACTCTCAAGGTAAAGTTTCTGACGTAACAGTCACTAATGGTGGAACTGGATACACTAGAGGAGCTGTACAATTCTATCCTGGCGCCCCTGGCACTGAAATTGGTGGGCCAATTGCTGGATTATCTGCTGTTGGTGTTGCATCTACATCTGTAGCTAATATTGAAGTTATTATTCCACCACCAGGCGGACATGGTTTTGATGTGTATAGAGAACTTGGTGCATTTAGAGTTTTGATGTATGCTAGATTTGAAAATGACGCATCGAACCCAGACTTTATTGTTGGTAATGATTTTGCTAGGGTTGGTATGATTAAAAATCCAAAAACTTTATCTGGTGGAGATTTAACAAAATCGAGTGCTGTTTCATTAACATCACTTAAATTGAAAACTATTAGTGGTGGTAATATAGCAGATACTGTGTATGCAGTTGATACACCTGTATCACAAACAATTGGAGTTGGATCTACTGCTGTTGGTTATGTTGCAAATTGGGATGCATCAACTGGTGTATTAAAAATGTACACACCCACTGGTATTGGTAGTACAACTTATGGATTCCGAATGGTAGACTTCACATCCCAAATTGGGCCTGGCGGTAGTTATACTATTGCTGGTAATGCATCTGGTAATCCACTAGGAATAGATACTAGTTTTGGTAGAGCTGATGCAGTGGGTAGTGCAACCACTGTTGGAACTGCAATAGTTCAACTAGGTCAAAACTTCATAGAAGGTGTGGCCGAACCAGAAGTTAAAAAATATTCTGGTGAGATCTTATACATAGATAACAGGGCTGCAATACAACGTAGTGCTACCCAGAAAGAAGACGTAAAAATCGTATTAGAGTTCTAAGAAAATGCCCCAAGAGACCAATCTGAACGTTTCTCCATATTTTGATGATTTTGATGAAGAAAAGAATTTCAAAAGAGTTCTTTTTAAACCTGGCGTACCAGTTCAGGCAAGAGAATTAACTCAGTTACAAACAATTCTCCAAAATCAAGTGGAGAAATTTGGACAACACTTCTTTAAAGAAGGTTCGATGGTCATACCTGGCCAAGTAGGTTTTGATAATAGATATTTTGCATTAGAATTAGAGGATACTTTCTTAGGTGTTCCAATATCAGAGTATCTTGATCAATTAGTTGGTAAAAAAATAAGAGGAGAAAATTCTGGAGTAGAAGCAAAAGTAATAAATTATATTTTGGCTACTGAATCGGAAAGAGGACATAATACATTGTACTTAAAGTACATTAAGAGTGGCAGTGATTTTGCATCAAATCAATTTGATGATGGAGAAAATTTAATAACAAATAAAGATATTGAATATGGTAATTCACGAGTTATCGCAAACAATCCTTTTGCAACTACTATAGATCTAAATGCATCATCTACAGGATCTGCAGTAAAAATTCAAGAAGGTGTATATTTTATTCGTGGATATTTTGTAACAGTTCCAACACAAACAGTTATTGTTGGACAATATGATAATAATCCATCTTATAGAGTTGGGTTATTTCTTGAAGAGAATATGGTGTCTGCATTTGATGATCCCACTTTATTTGATAATTCATCTGGATTTTCAAACTTTGCAGCTCCTGGCGCAGATAGATTTCAGTTAAAAACAACCTTAATTAAAAAAGATTTGGATGATCTTAGTGACGCTAATTTTATAGAATTATTAAGAATTAGGAGTGGCAGACTAGAAGAGATGGTCAAAAAGAACGACTATAATTTTTTGACTGATGAATTAGCAAGAAGAACATACGATGAAAGTGGTAATTATTATATAAAACCATTTAGAGTTCAAGTTAAAGAATCTTTAAACAACTTACAAGGTAACAAAGGAATATACTTTGAAGGTGAAAAAACTGCACAAGGAAATGAACCAAGTGATGATAATATGGTTTTTCAGTTAGGTCGTGGAAAAGCATATGTTAAAGGATTTGAAATAGAAACACATGGAAATACATTTTTAGATATAGAGAAACCAAGAACTGAAAGAAAACTAATTAATCAATCTATAGCTTTCGATAAACTTAGTAGTGTAAAGGTAAATCGTGTTTATGGAACTCCTTTTGTTGGTTTAGGTCAGGATAATAATAAAATATTAAAGTTAAAAAATCAAAGAATTGGCGCGCCTCATGGAACTGAATCTGGAACTACAATAGGAAACGCTAGGTTGTATGATTATAAATTAGATTCTGGTTCTTATGAAGGTGTTACTACTGAATATGAATTATTCTTGTGGGATATCGATATGTTTACAACAGTAGGATTAAATGGTAATCTTACTGCTGGAGATGGATCTTTAATAGAGGGTCAAAGAAGTGGTGCTAGAGGATTTTTGAATGTAGATGCATCAGGAACTAATTCAGTATCATTGAATACTGTTAGTGGCAAGTTTGTAGTTGATGAACCAATTAAAGTTAATGGTGTCCCTAATAATTTAACTATAACCTCCATTGTAAAGCATGCTTTGAGAGATATTAAATCAATATTCCAAAATCATAATAATCAGAAATTTAATGCAGATGTAGTTCTTAGTCAAGCTATAAAAATAGCAGAATCAGGAACTGAATTTAAAATTGCAGTCTCTGGATCTAATGCAACAGTAACTACAGGTGGTAACGTATTCAAAAATAATGTAAAAGTTGGTGATATAATTAGATATCAGGTATCTGGTGATACTGATTTGACTTTCAATAGAGTAACAGCAGTTGATCCAGCTGGTGCAAATATAACTATGGAAGCAACCGCTGTTGATTTATCTGGAATTTGTCAAAAAGATATAACTAATGTTGCTAAAACAAATAGCGTTAGAATATTAAGAGCTAGATTATCTAATGTAAGAGATTCTAAACTTATATCTGATATGCCATTTGTTGCAATATCGAATGTAGATTTAGGTTCTTCCGAAATAGAAACTAGAATACAGGAGAAAGTAAACGTTTCAGGTAATCAAGTTACTGTTACATTAGAAACCACTAATCAATTTTTTCAAGTGTTTGATGAAGACAGATATAATCTTTCTTATAGTGACGGAACAATTCAAAAATTAAAAGAAGCTAATCTTGTATTTTCTGCAGATCGTAAATCAGTTACATTAAAAAAATTAGACAAAGCATCTTCTACTAATGCAATTTTTGTTGCAACTGTAAAGAAAACCAATATTGCAACTCAGAAAAAGACATTATCAAGATGCACTAAATTAGTTATTAATAGATCTCAGTTAGATGGATCTGGTACTGGCCAAAAAACTCTTAATGATGGTTTGACAACTAGCGATACATATGGAACAAGAGTTCAAGATGAAGAAATATCTTTGAATGTACCTGATGTTTTAAGAGTTCATGCAATATTTGAATCAAACACAACGTCAGATCCATTATTACCAAAAATAACATTAATAAACAAATCTGCAGACTTAACTAATGCGATTCAAGGAGAATTAATAATAGGTGATGATAGTGGAGCAACTGCACGAGTGGTGACAAAAACTGCTACTAATGTAGAGATTATTTACACTAACGATGGATTATTCACAAAAGAGGAAACAGTTACATTTAAATCCTCTGGAATTATTGGAACAATTTCTCTTGTTGAGGAAGGTGATAAAAAAATAAGTAGAAGTTTTAGATTAGATAATGGACAAAGGGCAGAATTTTATGATTATGGTAGAATAATCAGAAAAGAATCAGAAAAAGCTCCTTCAAAAAGGATAACTATTGTATTTGATCATTACATAGTAGATGGTGACGTAGGAGATTTCGCAACCGCAAGTAGTTATTCATCTGATGAATATGCAACTGATATGCCAAGTTATAAAGGTAGAGCCTTAGCTGATTATATTGATGCTAGACCTAGAGTTATTAATTATGCTGGTGGTAATAACCCATCTCCTTTTGATTACGGTACAAGAGAGTTTACTGTATCTGGAGACCAGAAGCCTAGTGTAATTGTGGGTGATGATGTTATTACATTTACATATTCACATTATCTTGCAAGAATAGATAAAATTTTCTTAAGTAAAGATGGTAATTTTGAGGTAAAAAAAGGAGCTCCAGCACCTTTAGGAGATGTTGTACCTCCAGTTAGCCCACATGGTTCTTTCAATGTAGCTACAATCTCAACGTTACCTTATGCTCGTAATGTAAGAAAAGATGCAATAATTCAAGCTGCAAGTCATAAAAGATATACAATGGCAGATATTGGTAGACTAGAAACTAGAATTAAAAATATAGAGTTCTATACACAATTATCTCTTTTGGAAACTGAAACTGCTGGTCTCAATATTACAGATGCATCTACTGGTTTAGATAGATTTAAGTCAGGATTTTTTGTAGACAATTTTAGAAGTCATGCAGCACAATCATTAGATCATCCAAATAATAGATGTTCTATAGATAAATCTACAGGAGAGTTAAGACCTACACATTATACTCATGGTGTAGATTTACTTCTTGGCTCAGAATCAACCATAGGTATTGGACAAAATCCAGATCCAGCTGTTGACCTAACACAAGTTGCAGATTTAGAATCAAATGATTTAAGAAGAACAGGAGACGTTGTAACTCTAGATTATGAGGAAGAAGTCTTTATAGATCAAAAACTTGCAACTAGAACTGAAAATGTAAACCCATTTGCAGCTATAACTTGGGTTGGTGGTGTTGAATTAAATCCAAATAGTGATGTTTGGTTAGATGAGAAGAAATTAAAAGCGAATGTTACAGAGATTGATGCTGGGTATAGTGCAGCTTTAGAACAATATAACATAGATCCAAACACAGGATTTGGCCCAATCCAATGGGGTGCGTGGGAGGAAACTTGGTCATCTACTGATGTTAAGACTAAGAAGAAAGGATCAAAGACTACGACACAAAGTACTTCACATAGTAATAGAATTGACACAAAAGGCCCAGATTTAGTATTGACCACTACCACTGAGGTAGATACTATTACAACTACTTTCCAAGAAACAACTACTGTAAAAACAGGTTTCGCAAGAAGTGGAATTCAAATGCAAGTTAATGAAAGCATTGAAACACAAAGTTTAGGAGAAAAAATTGTAAGCACTGAATTAGTGCCATTCATGAGACAGAGAAATATTGAATGGATTGCAACAAGAGTGCAACCAAGAACAAGATTCTATGCTTTCTTTGACGGAGAAAATGTAACTAAGTATTGTACTCCTAAACTTATTGAAATTGAAATGATTTCTGGGGTTTTCCAAATTGGAGAACAAGTACAGACAAAGAATGTTTCTGGTGGTAAGTTTACTGGTATTAAACCTGATATTCGTTTCAGACTTGCACAACCAAATCATAAATTTGGTAAGTATAATAAACCAGATTTAACTTATGCTATAAATCCTTATTCTGACTCAGACAGTATAGGTTCTAATTATTCTGCAACTAGTACAATTTTAAATGTAGATACTGGATCTTTACAACAACAAGTTTTAGGTAAATTTAGAGGCTTTATTAAAAAAGGACAGACATTAAGAGGTAAAACAAGTAAAGCAGAAGCTAAAATAACTAAAGTCAGATTGATATCCGATGAAAAAGGTGCTTTATTAGGATCTTTATTCATACCAAATTCTAGTGGAAAATCAACCCCTGAATTTGCATGTGGGGAAAACTCATTCAGAATTTCAAGTAGTAAAGTAGATTCCCGAGCTGCAATTGATAAAGCGTCTGCTGCTGAAGCTGCATTTTTCTCTCAAGGAACATTAAATACTCTTCAGGAAGATGTATTAAGTATAAGAACAGCTGATATTCAACAAGTTAGTCATAGTGATAGTAAAACTGTTAAGAATAAGAGTAAGAGAACATTCAAAGAATCTACATTAGGGGAAATAAGAACAACAACACAAGAATCATGGGTTGATCCACTTGCAGAATCAATTGAAATTACTGAGGAAAATGGTGTATTTGTGTCTTCTTGCGATATCTTCTTCCAAACAAAAGATGATAATATTCCTGTAACTTTACAAATCAGGACTATGCAAACTGGATTACCAACAACTAAAATTGTTCCTTTTGGTGAAGTTACATTAGATCCAGAACAGGTATCCACATCAGAATTTGGTACAGTCGCAACTAAATTTACTTTCCCTTCTCCAGTATTTCTTGAGGGTGGTGGAACAGAGTATGCTATAACTTTAATATCAATGTCTAATGATTATAATGTTTTCATTGCTAGAATGGGTGATGAAAATCTTGAAGACAGAGATCTTGAAGAGAGTGAAAGAAGAATTGTATCACAACAACCTTTCTTAGGATCTTTATTTAAATCTCAGAACGGATCTACATGGACTGCAAATCAATACGAGGATCTTAAGTTTACACTTAGAAAATGTAAATTTGTAACTGGGCCTGGAGCTTTAAAACTTTATAATCCATTAACTGGTGATGGTGAAACTGAATTGGAAAATCCAATATTGAGACCTAACCCAATTACAACTAATTCACAAGAAATTAAAATAACATTTAATACAAACACTAGTTCAGATTCAAGAGATTTCCCAATTGGTTCTCAAGTTAAACAAGGAAACTCTCTTGGAAATATTGTAGCTTTACTTGGCCCACTAGCAACAGGTACTTCTGGAGTTACTTATCAGAGTGGAACTGGTACAGGTTTACTTCCTGCTTCAGGTAGTCAAACTTATTCAGGTATTGGATTTACAACAATAACAGGTGATGGTAGTGGCGCAACTGCAAATATAGTTATTTCAAATGGACAGGTTGGAACTGTAACTGTAGTTGGTGCTGGATCAGGATATAAAACAGGTGATGTTTTAGGTGCGAATGTAGGTGATACTGGCGTGGGTATAAGATTCACTGTTAACACAGTAAATCAGATAAACTCTTTAATTGTAAATAGAGTTCAAGGAGAATTTGCAACTAATAGTGGAGTTTTACAACATGTAAGTGAATCTGGTGTTGGTACTGACTTTAGTGGTGTCACTGCAGCAATGACAATCACAGATACGGCTCCAAATAAAGATGGATTCCACATTCATGTAAACCATAGGAATCATGGTATGCATGCAGTTAATAATAAAGTGATCATTTCAGATGTTACTGGTATTTCAACAACCGCAACTATATCTGAAGAATATTCAAAAACAGCAACGAGTGCAATAAAAATTTCTGATGCATCACACTTAACTTCTTTTGAAGGTTTAGCTGTAAGTCCAACTAATCCAGGCTACATTGAGGTGGCTGATGAAATTATCAAGTATACAAACGCAGACACAGGGAATACTCCTCATGAATTAACTGGTATTACAAGAGGAATTGATGACACCACTAATGGAACTCTTGAAGTAGGAGACATTGTAAGAAAATATGAATTAGCTGGTGTTTCATTAAGAAGAATTAATACCACTCATAGCATGGCAACTAGTTCTGTGCCTCCAACTTTAGATGGGTATGATCTTAAATTAGATATGTCATCTGCAAAAGGAACTAATAGAACTGGTGGTGGTTCTCTATCCGCACTTAAAATTGCAGAAACTGAAACCTCTGGTGGTGATGCGGTTAGAGCAACACAAAACGTACAGTTTGAAGCAATAACTTCTCAGGTAGAATTCATGACTCCTGAAGATACTGATATAACGGCTAAGATAAGAACAGTATCAGGAACTAGTGCTTCTGGTAATGAATCTTCATTTATTGATCAGGGATTTGAAGATATATCATTGATAGGTGTAAATTATTTGAATACTCCTAGAATTATTGCATCTAGAGTCAATGAAGAAGAACAGCTATCGTCATTACCTGGCTCTAAATCATTTACACAACAAATAATTTTCAGTACTAAAGATACCAATGTATCACCTGTTGTTGATTTAGATAGACTATCAATCATTACTACTACAAATAGAATAGATGAAAGAATAACTGACTACAGAACTGATGGAAGAGTAAATAGTAGATTTAGTGATCCTAATGCCGCAATTTACATTAGTAAAAACATTGGATTGGAAAATCCAGCAACATCATTACAAGTTAGATTTGCTGCATACAGACACAATAGTAACGATATTCGAGTTTTGTATAAATTACTCAGAGTAGATTCTCCTATAGCAGAGGCAACATTTGAGTTGTTCCCTGGCTTCAGAAACTTGATTGATACAACTGGAGATGGTTTTGGTGATCAAATTAGAAATCCAAAAAATAGTGATGGACAACCTGATGCAAAAGTCCCTGCATCCCGTACAGAAGATGAGTTTAGAGATTATCAGTTTACTGCAAATGATTTGGAAGAGTTTCATGGATTCCAAATTAAAATTATTATGACTGGTACAAAGCAAGCTTATGTGCCAAGAATTAAAGATCTAAGAGCAATCGCATTGGCCTAATGAAGTATAAACAAGTTGAAGGAGAAAACAATCTCTTTAGAGACACAGAAAATGGAGCTATAATTAACACAGATTCATCTGCTTACATAGCTTATAAAAATAAAAGACAACAAAAACTTAAAGAAATGAATCGAATTGATAAATTACAGGATGAAATTGATGAAATCAAGTCACTTTTGTATAAAGTGATTGATAAGTTGTAATTAGATAAATATATCTAGACGAAACTAACTCTAAAGAATGGCTGTATACGTTGTAAATCTAGTGATTGATCAAGGGGCTGATTTTACTCAAACATTTAATCTTGAGGATGATGCATCTGCTTCTGCGTTGGACTTGACTGGATATACTGGTGCAGCACAACTACGTAAACATTCTTCTAGTAAAAAGAAGTTTGATTTTAATGTAGCTTTTCCTGATAGGGAAAATGGAATCGTGAGACTTGATATGACAGACACAGTAACATCTAGCATTAAGCCAGGTCGTTACGTTTATGATCTTCTTCTGACTGCCTCTGGTGGTGTAAGGACGAGAATTGTGGAAGGTTCGGCTTTAGTTAGAGAAGGAGCAACAAGGATCTAATTATGGGAGTTAAAGTACGAGTTGGTCAACAAACTGGTGTAAAAGTTCCAACCACTTCATCTACTTCAGGAGGAACAGTCGCAAGTCTACAAGACACTGATGTGTCAAATGTAGTAAATGGATCTGTTCTTGTTTATGATGCAAACACAGGTCGATGGACGGCCGTGAATGAATTAACACCAGGCAATGTAAAAAATTTAGATGTTAATGGAGGATCGTTCTAATGGCCAGTAAGATTAGGATACATAGATCTACTGGTGCTAGTGCTCCCAGTTCTTTAGAGTTTGGAGAATTAGCTGCAACCGTAGAACAGGGAACCGCTGGTACTTCTGCGAATAAGGCGGGTCGTATTTTTATAGGTAACGTTGCTGGAAACCCAGTAGAGATTGGT